GCAAAGAGCATACGGGCGCAACACACAAGGACGCCAAGGGCAGGGTCATGTCTGGCGCACGTCACACAGCGTCTAGCAAGTTTCTGGTTCACAAGAAAGACCTGTCGGAAACCGCAAAGAAAAGGGCCAATGCGTGAGTGGTACACGTCTTCGCCTTGGTTCTATATATCGGTATTGCTGATGATCGTAAGCTGGTCAGCGATGATATGTTGTTTCGCAGCATAGAAACGTGTACATATTTTGCGAAAGCAATCGTTGGGCGATGGGGATACCACAGTAATCCAAAAGATTTTGGCGTTGCATATTGCGTCCCACGGCTGGTCGATCCTGATAAGGCGAGGATTTATTGAATGGCAAATCTAATTGGCGCATTAAGCAAAATAGGATTGCCTGTGGCCCGTAATACGGCTGAAGAAGTGGCGCGGCGCATTCTTGAATTGCGTCAGGCTGGCCGCTCTGATGAAGTTACTGACGATATGATGGACGCTGCATCCGATCTTTATATGTTTGAGAACACGCCACTGCCAATGGATCGTGCATCTAGAGAAGCTAGGGCCGATGAGATGTTCCCAAGAAAAGGCTACCACGGAACAAACGAAGATATATCTGGCTTTCAAGGAAGCGTGTTCACTTCAGACAACCCAACATTGGCAAGCACTTATGCAAGGGGAATGTCTGACGCACAAGTTTATCCGCTTCGCATTGGGAGCAAACTTGGTGACGCAATTGTCGAGGGCAAGGGCGCAAACTGGAACCAGCTAAACATAAGTGATGTAAAAGACCCAGAAGTCGCAAGCTGGCTTGATTGGGCAGAAGGACAAAAGGTTTCAACGCGAGAGATTGAAAGAGCGGCTGGACTTGAAGGCCGTAGTGGCGTTCAGTTTAAAGATATTAACGACATAGGGTCGGGATTTAATTCTGGGCAATTTAAAAACTTAGGCTATACCCCTGCGGAAGAAGAGGCTTTGCGCTTGCAATATTTACAAGAGCTTTCCAAGCCTTCAAATGTTGACGTTAGATTATCTCCTAACTTAGTTCGCTCTGAGTTTGCCCGTTTTGACCCAGAGTTTCGCAACTTGCGAAATTTATCTGCCAGCATACTTGGCGCGATAGGCTTTACTGGCATAGCTGCTGGCCTGAGAGAAAAAGAAGAGGGTATGTAATGGCAAAATACAAAGGCAAGAGCGTCACACTGAACAAGCCACGCAGAATTGCAAAGGGCGAAACCAGCTACGGCAAGAAAAAGTCTGTGGTGTACGTTACGGACGGCGACAGGGTAAAGCGCGTGACCTTTGGCGACCCCAACATGAAAATCAAGAAAAACCAAAAGGGGCGCAGAAAGAATTTTAGGGCGCGTCACAACTGTGATAACCCCGGCCCAAAAACTAAGGCCAGATACTGGTCATGTAAGGCGTGGTGATATGGCGGCTTTAATTGGATCAGGCATAAAGGCAGGCTTTAAAGCTGGCAAAAATCTTGTTGGTGATGCCGTGGATTATTTGGGCAATAAGTTTGGCGCTCTTCCAGAGGGAGAGCCTGCTGGGATTGGTCATAACAATCCACCGCCAGAGTTTAGAATGCCGACAGCTTTGGGTGCGCTGCAAAGATCGCCAGAAGATCAAGCATTTTTTGAAGAATTTCGGCCAGAAATGTATTATCACGGCACCCGTGGCGACTTTTCAGAATTTAACCCTGCTATGCTGGACTTGGGCGTACACGTTGGCACACCAGAGCAGGCCAATGAGCGTTTGCTGGACGTGGCAAAAATGAAGGGCGAAATACCCAGAGGAGGTAATTTCGATAGCGACAACCCACCAAATATACCACAAGCAAGGGTAATGCCTGTTCGTGTGAACGTGCATAATCCACTTAGAATGCCTGACGTTGGTAATTGGAAAAGCAGTTCCAAAGTAATTGAAGAGCTTGAAAAGCAACAATACCAAAACTCTGGAATAGATATAGACGAAATAATGCAAGCCTACGATGACATTGCAATGAGCGATCCCATTGGAAATTATAGCGATCCAGATGATTGGATTGAAAGCATGGAAAACAGGGAATTGCTTGAGATAATTAACGAAGAAATCCAAAAGGCTGGATACGATGGCATTGTGTATAAAAACATCGTGGAAACAACGTCGATGGGTGAGGGCGAAATTATGCCCGAAGCAAAGGCCAAGATTGCTGAAATAAAAAAAGAATTATTGGTTATAAATGACGCCGCGACTGCGCGAATGGAGGCGACAAGACCACTAGAGGCAACAGTTCCCCGTGCAGCGGATGAAACACTAACTGCATCCGAAGTAATAAAACGCATCAAGGCGGCAAACGATTGGGACATACAAAACTCTCCAGAAGGGTTTAAAACCCCAGAAGAAATGGCCCGTGAAGATCAACTTATGGATTTGCGCGATGATTTGGAAACGCAGAGATATTCGCCTGACAGTATGATTATTCTAAATCCAGAAGATATCAGATCACCCAATGCGGCCTATGACGTAGACAGGCGGGACAGTTATGACATAATGTCGGACGCAGGCGCATTGGCTGGCATTCAAAACACAGGGGTCGCGTAATGTCTTTTTTTACAGCAATAGCTAGGGTTATTAGGGGCGCAGCCGATGAAGTTTTAGATGTTGTCACTGACGTTATTACGCGCAGGGCTGACGATGATTTGGTTGATATAACGCCAGAAGTTGACGGTGATTTTCAAGACCTTGGTGCGCTGGAGAATTTGGGGCAGGCAGAGCCACAAATGACCATTAACATCACGCCAGAGCAGCAGGCGGGTATTGATGCCATGAGGGCGAGAGAGGCCGCAGCCGCAAATTTTGATGTTGAAACTGCGCGTATTGATATCACTAGAGCAAGAAACGCAGATATACTTAGAAATACAGTCGATGTAGATCAGTTTTTGTCTGATCCAACAAACGAAGCAGAAGCAAGAGCGCAGGCCGCATTAGAATTAATTCGTGCTGGCAGACTAGATGAAGTTCTTGCAAATAATAACCTTGTAGATGCCCTGACAGATGGAGATGGGGAGGCATATATAGCGAGGCACTCAACCAGAAGGTATAACGCTGACGCTGAAGATGACATCGTTGACGCTGACTTTGAAGATATTGATATAGCCAATGCGGAGGAAGAAGCCAGAAACGCTAAAGGAATAGAAATTGCCCTGCGTGTTGAACCCGCATTTCAAAACCCCCAAGTAAGGCAGAGCGTGGAGCAGCTTAGAGTAAGTGGGTCAACAAATTCTGAAATACGAGAATATTTAAATGCGGTTAAAAGAGAGTATGCAGACGCTGGACGCCCAGTAAGCCGCGCCATAGACGCAACGAATACAGAGCAATTGCGTGAGCTTTACGGCAGATATGATTTGCCAATACCCAAGACAAATGCAGAAGCAGCCGCCGCTAATTTAATTATAGAAGCGGCTAGGGGCGTTATTAATATTGGCCCTTCTCTGCGAAGAAATATCGACATTAATTACTTAAAGGCCCACGCGCCCGATGATGTCTATAAAAAACACGGCCCGACAATTCTTGAGGCCAAGCTGGCACAACAGGCGTCTGGAGACTTGGGTGTATTACCACAAACAACTTCTTCTTATAGAACAAGAGTTGCGTTTTACAGTGCCGCACAAGATGCTGTGGAAAACCTCAAGGTAAAAAGCGGCAGCTATGAAAAGCTCAAGAAGCTGGCGCTCAAGCAGAGCGGCGTAAAGGCCAAAGAATTTGAATGGTCGGGGGCCGATGAGGCGTTTGAGGGTCGCACAGACGTTACCCCAGAAGAGCTTTCGGAATATTTACAGCAAAACACAGATTTAATTAGAGAAGAAGAAAAAATAGCGCAAGGCGTAATGAGAAGCGCATCTTCTGGCGGCTATGATGACGGCATAGACGAGTTTTTAGATAGTCCAAATGGACAGGATTATATTAACGATTATTTGGAAATGTTGGAGGACAGTTTTAAAGACGATTTTACCTATCAGACAAATATGCAAGACATTAGCAGTTACGTTGCTGCTGATAATTTTGATGCACTAGATGAATTTGCAGAGAAAGTAGATGGAGTAAGCAGTGGCAGAGAGCTTGCTGCAAAATACCCTGATGGGTGGGTGGCAACTGATGCCTACTATGGAGAAACAAAAGTTTTTGGCTCAGAAGAAGCTGCCGCAAAGTGGGAATGGCGGGACAACATAGACATTTATGAGCGACAGGCCCGTGAAAGCGCAGAAAATAATCTAAACGAAATGCGCGTCTATGATCCAGACGATTTCAACATGACACTTTACGGGTCTAATGCCCCAGTAGCCGATCCCGCTGAGTTGGAATATGCAAGTTATTTTCCCAGTGGCGGCACAGACATGACTGAAACCAGATATGTCTTTGATGATCCCACGGGCGATTTTTCAGAAGGATATTTTAGATCGGGTCATTTTGATGATGACGAAAATGTTGTGGCCCACGCACGAACAGGGCAGTTTCCAATAGAAACTGGCGGCACGGCATATCACTTGGGTGAGGCTCAGTCGGATGTTCAGCAAGCGGCCAGAAAGGCAAAATCTAAAGGCACTGCAGGGCCAACAAGAACCCGTGAGCAAGAGCTTTTTAAAGAAAATTATGACCAACAAAAAGAACTTTTTAGACAAACTGTGGTCGGGTCTGAAAATGATTTAAGTAGAAAAGTTTTTGGGTATGGAATAGGGCGAACTGGCATGAGGTTTCGTGACAATCCAGAAGCCCTTGCGGAATACAAAACAATTGTTGCTGATTTTTTAAATAGTAATAGAAGCCAGATATTCGGAAATCGAACAATTCTTAAACTTCAACCAGAAAATATAAGAGATGACCACTCATTTTTTGAAGGCACTAAGGGCAGCACAAATGAATTAAATGTTAAATTAAATGAATTTGCTAAATATATTCAAGAAAATAAAGACAAACTGCCAGAGCCATATACTGCATGGGCTGATGTTCATACAGGACTATCTCCCATGATACAAAAACAATCTGATGAATTGGGAAAACTTGAGGCGTCTGGCATAAATGTGGAAAACACAACTGTGGGCGCACCAATGCTTGAAAGCACAGATGCGTGGCTCGACATGGTTCTTCGCAGGCAGCTAAATGACGCTATCGCAAGTGGTGCAGATTATCTAACGCTGCCAAACCCACAAATGGTTAAAGACTACACGGGTGGAGACTTTGAGGGACACAGGCAGTTTTATGGAAATATCGCGCCGAAAAACTTAATGAATATTGTAAAGCCTGCTGACCCAACAGCAGATTTCGTTCCCTTGAGAATGACAACAGGCAAGCAGCCAGAAGATGTGTTGGGCCTGCCACTGACAAAAGATTTAATGCTTGGCCTTCGCAAAATGGGTATGCCAAAGTATGTGGTGCCGTTTGGGGGCGTTGGCCTTGGTACATTGGGGGCAGTGACCGAAGATGAAGAGATGGCAACAGGAGGTGGCTTGTAATGGCTAAGGCGGCAGTAAAAAAAGTGGCGCAGGCAGAGATCAGAGCCGCCAAGAAGTTTCTGGAGCGGCGGGGTCTAAAGTCTGACGATGTATCGCCACGCAAGTTTGCAATGGCGGCAAAAGAACTAGACAAGGGCTTCGCTGATACCCTAAAAATATTGGCAAGAGAATTGTCTGGAGGACAGGTCTGATGGCTGACGAGTTTTATAAGAAATTTGGCTTTGAAAAGCCCACCGAAATGTATGGTGGAGAAACCGCTGCATTTGAGGCAGTGCCAAATTTAGACCCGACCCGTGACAAACTTTTTTCATATTTGGAAGAATACTTTCCAAATCAAGCTGGCAACATTGTTGGCGGTGAGGGCCGTGGCTTTATGGATATGGGATACATTGATATTCCCGTTATTGGTGACGCTATGGACGTTTACGATGCTGGTGCCAGATTAGTGGATGCGTATAAGACCGACAATTACACGGCGCGTGATGACGCTATGATTGGTCGCTTGCCCTTCGCCTCTCAATTGGCGCTTATGTTAACAAAAGATACGGATGCAGTTCGTCCTGCTGTCGGTGATTATTACGACAACAAAGCAGAGCCAATGACCTATCTGACTGGAATGGCGGCGGCTGGCCCTATTATAGTGGGGCTAGGTGGGGCAGCAATGAAGTTTTTAAAAAGACAATTTAACAAGCTGGACAATGTAATGGAGCCGTCCAGCATGGACTTGCAAATGGATGCGGCAAGAGACAGCTTGATGGCAAGACGGCCCACAGGCGATCAGGGCGATCCTGTCGGTGCGCTGGGACAGTTTGATGGCAAAACATCAACAGAAACGCTCACTCCAGAAAAACGCCGCATAGAAGAATTAGTTTATGGCGAGTTTGACCCACCCATGACAGCCGCAGAACGCGCAAGGCTGATGGAAATGCAAAACCCCGTTGGCAATTACGATGAATAGAGCCAGCTTTCCCTCACTGATGAAAGGAAAAAAAATGAAATATGGTAAAAAGAAAACTGCAAAGGTTGTAAAAAAGAAAAAAAAGAATAAAAAGAAATCAATGAAAAGGGGATACTGATGACAGACAATAAAGACGTAACTGTACACGTCACAGGCGTCTCCATGTCGGGAGGCGTTAAGAATGACAATAAGCGATCTGCTCCAGCAGATCAGAAACAATCTGGAAAAGAGACGGCTTGAAATAGCTGACAGTATGCTTCGGGGTCGAATGTCTGACTTTGAAGCATATCACAAAAACGTGGGTATTGCAGAGGGGCTAGAACAAGCATCTGACGTAATACATGACACGATCAAAAGCATAAACAAAGAGGATGAATAACCATGTCTCATCAACATGACCGTATATACACAGATGAAGAAACCAGTGCGACCATTGGTTCCCATCAAATCCCAATTCCCATGAATTGGAAGGTCTTGGTTCAGCCAAATCAGGTAAAAATGAAGACCGCAGGCGGCATTCTGCTGCCAGACACCTCAAAGGACAACGAGGAATACCTGACCGCCCACGGCACCGTCTGTGCAATGGGTGACTTAGCGTATCGTGACCGCGACACAGGAGAACGCTGGAAGTCTAGCGTATTGCCAAAAATCGGTGATCGCGTGACCTACGGTAAATACGCTGGTCAGAAAATCGTTGTGAAGGGCGTAAAGTTTTTATTGCTTAATGACGATGAGCTAACGTCCATTTTACCAGACGGCGTCGAAGTCGCCGCATATTTGGGGTAGAGCCATGTCGGAACAAGAGAAAATTCTTGAAGAAATCGAGGCCGAAATCCAAGCGGCCAAGGAAGGCAAGGAAGATGATTTTGAAATAGAAATCACCGACGAGCCGAAGCCAAAGCCTGAGAAGCCACAGGAAGACCCTGTGGAGGCCGCTGATGATCAGGAGCCAGACTATGGGCCAAAGGTGCAGAAGCGCATTAGCAAGCTCGTAGCGCAGCGCAGAGAGGCTGAAATACAAGCGCGGCAAATACAAGAGCAGAACGCGCAACTGCAAAAGCGGCTAGAGCGTCTGGAGCAGGGATCGCAGCAAAACGCTGAACAGGAGTTTAACGCCCGATACCAGCAAACAAAGCAGGCGCTGCACAAGGCGGTTGAAGAGGGCGACACAGAGGCCCAAGTCAACTTTCAAGAGCAAATGGCAGACATGAGAGCGGCCATGCGCGTGGCACAGGCCACCGATCAGTATCGGCGGCAGGATATGCAACGACAGCAGCAACGCCAACAACAGCAGCCACAGCGTCAGCAACAAGCGCAAGGCAATCAGCCACCTGAGAAAGCAATGTCATGGTGGCAGCAAAATAACTGGTTTAATGCCACAGGTTTTGAACGAGAAACAGCCGCTGCACGGGCCATAGATGTGCAATTAGATTTGGAAGGGTTCGACAAGAATAGCGACGAATATTACGCGCAACTTAACGGACGTTTACAAAAAGTATTTCCTGAGTTAAAGTCAGGGCCAAGTCCGAAGCAAAGGCCAAAAGGTAGGTCTCCAGTCGCCCCCACTACGGGCGGGTCTTCAGCTTATAAGGGCAATCGTGTGCGTATGACGCAAGAGCAGCTTAGAATGGCTAGGGAACTTGGTATAAACGATGAACGTGGTCTCAAAAAATACGAAGCCGAAATTCGCCGTCAACAGAGGGAACAATAGTCATGCCTGAGAAAAGAAATGTTCGTGCAGAACAATCACGATCTTCCACCCGCGACGAGCAGTCTCGCACAGAAGCGGCGTGGAAACCACCAGCACTGTTGGACGCACCAGAAGCCCGTCCCGGCTATGTCCAACGCTGGGTCGCAACCTCGATTCAAGGGAAGGACACCCCCGACAACGTGTATAAAAGAATGCGCGAAGGTTGGGAGCCACGCTCTGCTGACACTGTGAAAGAAAAGTTGTTTCCGACTATCAATCATGGGCAGTGGACAGGATCAATTGGGATTGAAGGAATGTTGCTTTGCGAAATGCCAAAGGAACGTCATGCCGCGCAAAAACGGTATTACGAAGGCAAAAACGAAGAGCAAAATGAAGCAGTCTCAGGAGAGCTTGATGCGTTTGGACGGCGTAGTGGGCAGACGTTCTATCAAGAACGTAAGTCCGAAGTAAGTCGCGGCAGAACACTTTCTGCCATGAGCGATTAACCTTAACGCTATAGGAGCGAAAAATGGCAAATGTAGACGCCGCATTCGGGTTTGTACCCGTCCGTCACATGAGCGGTAATGCACCTCGCACCAATAAATATACCATTACGTCTGGTTTGGCTGAGAACATCTTTTCGGGTGATCTTTGCATTCTGACAGCAGATGGGGTTATCACACCTCACACTGCGACAGAAACCAACAATATCGGTGTGTTTGACGGTGTGTCGTACACTGCCTCTGATGGTTCATATGTATACAGTGAGTATTGGCCGTCAGGAACAACAGCTACAGATATATGTGCATATGTTTATGACGATCCATATATCGTGTATAAAGTCCAGTCTGATGGAGCGCCTGCACAGACAAATATCGGCAACTGCGCCGATGTTGTTGCTGGAACAGGTTCCACAATAACTGGAAGGTCAGCGTTTGAGTTGAACTCAACAATGGGTACTGGCACAGCAAGTGCCAAAATCATCGCATTGTATGATTCACCAGATAATGCTTTCGGCACAAATGCTGTGGTTGAGGTGCTTGTAAACGAGCATATTCTCAAAGCCACTGCTGGCATATAGGAGGGCATGAACAATGGCAATGAATAGAGCGAGTTTTGCAAAAACTCTAGAGCCGGGTCTGAACACTCTCTTTGGACTTGAGTACGACAGCTATCCCGCTGAATACGAAGCCGTCTTTGAATCGAATAGCTCTCAAAAGGCTTACGAGGAAGACGTACTTTTGAGTGGATTTGGACAAGCGCCAACAAAAACTGAAGGTGGAGCCGTCTCTTACGACAGCGCAAGCCAACAGTGGACTGCGCGTTACCAGCACGAAACCATCGCCTTGGCGTTCTCAATCACTGAGGAAGCTGAAGAAGATGGTCAGTATGGTTCGCTTGCTTCGCGCTACACAAAGGCGCTGGCACGTTCAATGGCATCGACCAAAGAGATCAAGGCTGCTAACGTCTTGAATAACGCTCAAGCCGCTGGATTTACTGGTGGTGACGGTCAAACCATGTTGAGTGCATCGCACCCAACACAGAACGGCAACCAGTCCAACGTGCTTGCCACGGCGGCTGATCTGTCCGAAACATCTCTTGAGTCGATCCTGATTAACATCAGCGACATGAAAGATGATCGTGGCCTTCGCATTGCGGCACAAGGTATGCAATTGGTTATTCCAACTGCTTATCAGTTCACCGCAGAGCGTCTGCTGGAATCAGCATTGCGTCCAAGCACTGCCGATAACGACATCAACGCGATTAAGGCTGGTGGTTATCTGCCACGGGGCTATCACATCATGCGCCGTCTGACTGATCCAGATGCGTTCTTTATTACCACTGACGTTCCAGATGGTCTGAAGCACTTCACCCGTTCAGCAATGAAAAAGGGCATGGAAGGCGACTTTGAGACTGGCAACGTGCGGTATAAAGTTCGTGAGCGTTACAGCTTCGGTTTTACCGACTGGCGCGGCATCTTCGGAACCGAAGGCGCAGCATAAACAACCCACTCTCCTCTTCCTTGTTGGGTCAAACTGGGGCGGTCTTCGGATCGCCCCTTTTTTTATTTTAAATAAAAGTGCATTTTATTTGTATCTGCCTATTGTATTCTAGATTGTATCCCTTATATCAATCATAAGAGAAACAGAGGAGAAAAAAAATGGATCGCAGTCAAGTAGCAGACGTATACCTCTCAGACTGGCAGTATGAGTGGAGAAATCCTTACGCTGAAGAGCCAAGCGATAACGTAGCGACCAATTTTTATGTGACCATTGCCGATCATAGCGGCAGAACGTGGTGCCATAATTTTGGTCTATCATCTGCAAGTCACCCATACTGGGAGTGCGAAGAGCGTATTAATAAATTGGTTGAGCGCATAAAAAATCATTTGGAAGCTGGTGGTTCAATAAATCTGGATCATTGGGATGAAGGCACACCTCGTTATGGATCAGAGGCTTGGATACGTTTTGAGCGCGAAGAGCTTCAGCCAGTGGGAATTGCATTGTCAGAAGGCCGTCTGCATGAAGATGATCTTTGTGGAAGACTGCGTGGATACTTTTAATCAAAGCGGGGGCCACGCGCCCCCATTCAACTAGGAGGAAAAAATGAAAATTACAAAAATATATGATGGTCGGACGGTGGGAGAAATGGACGCAGGCCGTAAGTTTTTTATTCGGGCAGAGTTTTCTAAAGACGGTCACAATTATGTGGGATTTAAGGATGGTGACAAATATCGTTTTTCTCGCTTAGTTATAAATGAAAATGGCTACAAAAAGCAGTATCTTGTTCCACGCAATTCACGCCTTGAGAAAGACATGCTGAACCTAATCGACGAAAACGAAAACAAAGTCAAAGCTGGAAGTTGTGTAAAATTTTAAAACACCAAAACATAACACTAACGCCGTTAGCGTTACAAAAAAGGGCGGTCTTCGGATCGCCCTTTCTTTTTGTTCAGACCTGTTGTATTGTGCCGACATCCCTGACAGCCGCACAATGTGGCTGACACTTGCCACGACAGGAGATCATCATGGCTAATACAACATTCACAGGCCCAGTACGGTCTGAAAATGGCTTTCAAGACATTACGAAAAATACAACAACAGGCGCTGTCACAAGCACAATGACGCTTCAAACATATGAAGCAACCATAACTGTTGCAAATGGCGCAACCACAGGCAAAGAAGCGGCCATTGGTATCCCAGTGAATTTTATTCCTATGGGCGTAACCATTGCAGTAACCACTGCGGCTGCAAATGCAGTTAATCTTCAAGACATTGGTACTGATGCAGATACAGACGGTTATGTAGACGGCATTAGTGTTGCAGTTAACAGCGTAGGATTTAAAGGCTTCTTTGGATGCAACGGTGTGTTGGGCATGTCAGGCTTTACGACAGGCGCAAGTGGCCTTGTAGGCGATGAAGTTGAACTTGTTGTGTCAGGTGATCCCGGTGGTGATACAGTAATTGTTCTAAAATTCTTTGGAATATCTAGCTCTTCGGATGCATCTTAATTGGTGGGGCTTCGGCCCCATCAACAATTTATAGGAGGGTCATAGATGGCTAACATTACAAGTGTGAAAACGATTACTGAAAACACCAGTGAAGTAGTCATGGCATTCCAATTGCAATATGTTGATACTGGCGATGAAGATGCCGTGAAAAAAGTTGATGTCTCAACTCTGGCAAAAAACGCAAACGGTGCGTCCTGCAATTCGGTAAGTCTTTTGGAGTGCTGGTGGATAATCCAAGGCATGACAGTCATGGTAGAGGCAGACGCAGGTACAGATGTCATAATGATGCATATGGCTGCTGATGATATTGGATACCAAGACTTCAGCAAGTTTGGTGGATTGCCATCAACGGTAGAATATGGAAGCACAACTGGTGATGTCCTGTTCACAACAACTGGCCTTGGGGCCGCTGGCGATACATATAATATCGTCATGCGGATGAAAAAACATTACGCATAGGATTGCTTCATGGCACTATCAGGCACAGTAGCGTTTCGCCCAGATGTTGAAGAAATCATCGCAGAGGCATTTGAGCGGTGTGGGATCGATCCGCAAACCCAAACAGGTTATAAGGCTGTGTCTGCACGGCGCAGCCTAAACCTGTTGTTTAGTGAGTGGGCCAACAGAGGCATCAATTACTGGGCGGTAGAGCAAAGAACCCTGACGCTGGTAAAAGACCAGACAACGCCGTACACGCTTCCTGCTGGCACCATCGACATTATGGACGCCGTCATTAGAGATAGCGCAGGCACAGACACGTCTGACCAAATCATCAATCGTGTGTCTATTGCAGATTATAACCAACTGCCAAACAAAACATCTTCGGGGAAGCCATCACAGTATATGCTGGATAAGCAATATACTCCGCTGATTTACATATGGCAAATACCAGACGTGACCACATACAGCTTGAATTATTGGTCAGTAAACCAGCTAGATGACATCACGGCCAGCAATCAAGACGCTGACGTTCCATATCGCTGGAGCGACTGCATATGCGCGGGTCTTGCAAGCAAGCTGGCGCTGAAAAACGCCCCCGATAGGTTTCAAGTCTTAAACGAAATCTATGAGAGGGCATTCACGTTTGCAGCGGCGTCCGACAATGATGGCGTCAGCTTGAGGGTTCAGCCAACTGCGCTGAATTTGTATTAATGGCAAAATACGCACGGGGAAAAAAATCTCAAGCGATAAGCGATAGAAGTGGCCTTCGGGTTCCCTATACGCAATTAAAAACGACTTGGGACGGCCTGCGCGTAGCGCCAGAAGATTGGGAGCCAAAAAACCCACAATTAACGCCTGCTAAAAATGTTGTTGATGCCACGGCCCTGTTTAATCCACGGCCAGACAATGACCCAGAAAATGTCGAAATATTTATTGGATTTAATTACGATCCGTTTATAGACCCCCGCCAAAGACCGGGCATTGGAGTTCATGGCAAAGGCAGTGTTGGAAAGGTATCAAGATTTGATGTAGAAAACACATCCCAGACTGGCGTTGGTGGCACGGCAGCGGTTGGCACCATTTCACTGCTTATTACTACAGAAATCAGTGTCACAGGATCATCTGGTTCTGGAGAAGTTGGATCGGAAACGCCAGAAACAAATAAAATTGCCACAGGTCTTGGCGGCACAGGCGGTGTTGGCACAGAATCACTAGAACTATCAATTTCTGAGACTGGTGCAAACCTTGGTGGCACAGGTGGCGTTGGAAATGAAAGCATAGATATACTTGGCTGGGGTAACGCTGGCTGGGGAGAAGATGGATGGGGCGAATAACATGAGCTACACAACACTAAAGGCCAACATCCAAGCATTTTTGGAAGATGACTCGACAGAGTTTGTCGCATCAATTGACACAATCATAGCGCAGGCCGAAGAAATGATCTTTCAGCGACTGCCAAATATGCCATGCTTCCGCGCCACATCTAGTGCGGCTAATCTTGTGGCAGGCACGGCGTCATACACAATCCCAACGGCGAGAATGATCCGACAGGTATCAATTACAGACACAAATGTTGTGACGTATCTTGACCACAGGGTTGATTCTTACATCCGAGATTACTGGCCCAATGCAACAACTCAAGGCACCCCACGCATGTACAGCACAGATAGCGCAGGAACGGCTGGGACAGTCATTACATTGGCACCTACGCCATCAGCAGCTTTGGCCTATAGCGTAGACTTTATTGCGCCTGAGACGGGCCTCAGTTCTTCTAATGCTAATACATGGATAGACACTAACGCGCCTGCGGTTATGCTTGCTGCGGCTCTTTACGAGGCTTCTGCGTTTTTAAAAGCGCCAGAAACTTTATCCCTGTATAAAACCCAATTTGACGAGGCGGTGCAATCTCAGGTACAAGAGATGCAACGCGATTACGCAGCAGAATACAACGGAGGCATATAATGGCTATCACACAAGCGATGTCCACACTTTTTAAAAAAGATGTTCTGTTGGGTGATCATCACCTAGACAGTGACAATATTTACATTGCGCTATACACCAGCAGCGCAACTCTGAACGCGACTACTGATGGTTATACAACCAGCAATGAAGTTGCCAACGGCAACGGATACACAACAGGCGGCAATGCTTTGGCAAGTAAGGCAGTGACCGAAAACAGCACAAGCGGTGTTTTTGATGCGGCTGATCCAGAGTGGACAAGCGCAACATTCACAGCCCGTGGTGCTTTGATTTACAACAAAACGCTAGGCGATGCATCTTCAAACGCAAGAGGCGCAATTGCCATTCTTGATTTTGGCGGTGACTTTTCTGTTTCTGGTGGTAATTTTAAAATTGTATTCCCAGCAGCAACTGCAAACAATGCAATTGTAAGGATCGACTAAAATGGCTTCAACCTATGTAAACGACTTACGCCTCAATGAAATGGCGACTGGCGATCAGTCGGGAGCATGGGGAACAGTCACAAACCTAAACTTGGAAATGATTGCAGAGGCATTTGCTTATGGCACTGAAGCTATTGCGAATGCCTCTACACACACGATCACCGTCCCAGATGGTGCCAAAGGTGATGAACGAAGGTTCTATCTCAAATGCACAGGCGGCGGTCAGGCTTGCACAGTCACACTTGCACCAAACACCGTTTCAAAAGTTTGGATGATTGAGAATGCAACTAGCTATACTCTGACATTCACTCAAGGCTCTGGAGCGAATGTTGCAGTTCTTGCTGGTCAGGTCAAAATGATTGCCACAGATGGCGCAGGATCAGGTGCAGTAATTTATGATCTTTTGACAGACGTAAATCTGGCTGGGACAACACACTTTGACAACATTGATGTTGATGGAACAGTAAATGTTGGAGTTGATGACACTGGTTATGACGTCAAGTTTTTTGGAGATACTGCCAGTGCTTTTATGCAGTGGGATGCAAGTGCAGACGATTTAATTCTTGGCGGCGATGCAGGATTAATTGTCCCAGAGGGCCAGATTACAATTGCATCTACCGCAATGACCAGTTCAGCGGCTGACTTAAACCAGCTTGACGGGAAAGTAGCTAAGACCGCTGGCTTGGAAACGATTTGGGTTCCTGCGGCAGCTATGTACCCCAGCACAACCAATCCATGCAGTGACTTGACACAAGTTGAAACAACGGCGCTAAGACCTGATCTAAAGGTGCTAGACTTTGCGGCGGATGCGGATGATTTTGCTCAGTTCTCAATCGCATTTCCAAAATCTTGGAATGAAGGAGTGATAAAGTTCCAAGTTTTTTGGACACCTAGCACCACAAATACTGGGGATTGCATATGGGGATTGCAGGGCGTTTCGGTTGCCGATGGTGCCACTATAGATGTTGCGTTTGGTACAGCCGTAACGGTTACAGACGCAGGGATAGGCACGGTAGAAGATCAGCAGGTTTCGCCCTTAAGCGGCGAAGTTACCCTCACAAACGCTGCTGTTGATACGCAAACTTATTTCCAAATATTTAGAGATGCTAATGCGGGAGGCGATACATTTACTGGAGTGTCTCGTTTACTAGGCATTAAACTGTTCTTTACCACCGATGCGGCGAATGATGCGTAGGAGATAGCAATGAGTTTTGGTTATCAGGTGTTGGGTTTTGGCGGTTATCCAAATAGGGACGTACCAAGGGATGTAACTTATCTTGTGGTGGCAGGTGGTGGCGGTGGTTCTAATACTTATGGAGGTGGTGGTGGCGCAGGTGGCTACCGCACTGGCACCTTATCGTCCAAAGGAACAGTAACAATTACGGTTGGGGCTGGTGGCGCACAAACGCCTGTCGGTGGTTATAATGCTGGGGGCCAAGGTTCTAACTCTGTGTTCTCTTCAATTACCTCTGCAGGTGGTGGCTATGGTGGATGGTCAGGGCCGGGTCGTGGCGTAGGAAATTTTGGCGCACCTGCTGCTGGTGGTTCTGGTGGTGGTGCAGGTGACGATTATGCTCGTTACACACAAACAGGGGGTGCTGGAAACACGCCTTCAACTAGCCCATCACAGGGTAACGCAGGTGGAACATCGGGAGGTGATTTTGCTGGTTCAGGCGGTGGTGGAGCTAGTGCAGCAGGTGGTTCACCTACTGATGAAGGTGGTACTTGGTTGCAAGGCGGGGTTGGCGGGGCAGGTTCAGCTAATTCAATTACAGGTGCTTCTGTTACATATGCAGGTGGTGGCGGTGGTGGTAATTTACAATTTGGTGATGGCGCAGGGGGAGTTGCAGGAGCAGGTGGTGCAGGTGGCGGTGGCGCAGGTGGTGCAAATGCTGAAGACGGCGCAGGTACTGCAGGAACAGTAAACACTGGTGGTGGCGGCGGCGGGGGCGGTGATGGTAGTGCAAACCAAGGTGCTGCAGGTGGTTCTGGTGTGGTAATCATTAGCTATGATGATGGATTTGATGATCTTGCTTCAGTTGGTGCAGGTTTGACCTACACAAAATCTTCTTCTGGGGGCAACACAATCTACAAATTTACTGCGGGCACAGGAGACATTACATTCTGATGGCACATTATGCATTCCTTAATGAAAACAACATTGTAACTGAAGTTATCGTTGGCAAAGACGAAACGGATACCACCCACGATTGGGAACAGTTCTACGGAAATTTGCGTGGGCAAACTTGTAAACGAACTTCTTATAACAACAACTATAGAAAAAACTACGCAGCACTTGGTGATACATTTGATGCTGGGCGTGATGCTTTTTATAGACCGCAACCTTATCCTAGTTGGGTGCTAAACGAAACAACCTGCGTGTGGGAGCCACCTGTGGCGAAGCCGTCAGATGCTAGTTTCACGAAACACTACACTTGGAACGAAGACACAACAAGCTGGACAGAGGTAACTTAATGGACAAACGAACAGTGTCATCTGCACACAGCAGAATTGATGACTTGAACATTACCTTTGCGTCCCTACGCACAGAGGTGACCATACAGCACAAAGAGCTGTTTACGAGGGTGAAGCGTTTAGAGGCGATTATGATCGGTGCCAGTGCGGCGATAATCGTGATGCTGATGACTGTACTAACAAAAATGGGATAAAACTATGACACCAGAGACGTTTGATAAATTCAAAGTTTTGCCGCGAATAATGATGCTGGCTGTTACGGTATTGACGTATCAAAGTGTTCACTGGTTTATGTCTATCCCCCCAGATCAAGTAACAAATGCCCAAGCGGGTTTGGTTAGCGTCTGTATGGGCGCACTCACTGGCTGTTTTGGCATCTTCATAAACGGTGAAAAAGCATGATGGCTCTTCTGGGAAGCCTGCTGGGCTTCGGATCATCGTTTCTGCCGTCAGTTCTTGATTACTTCAAGGCCAATCAGCAGCAGAAGCACCGCATTGAAATGATGCAAATCGAGACAGAGCTTGCCCAAAAGCGTTCTGAGATGAAGCTGGTAGAGCTAGATAAAAAGGCAGACATCGAAGAAACAAAGGGGCTGTACGCACATGATCGATCTATCGACGCTGGCGGATTTATCAACGGTCTTCGGGGTAGTGTTCGTCCTATCGTTACTTATGCCTTTTTCGGATTGTTCGTAGCTACGAAAGTGGTCATCATGGTCAAGGTAACGCAGGCTGGTGGTGATTGGATGCAGGCAGTTGATCTCATGTGGGATGGGGAGACATCTGGATTATTCAGCGCAGTTCTGGCATTCTGGTTTGGAAATCGGGCAATCAGTAAATACGCAGGACAGAAATGATATTATCGTCGGGGCAAATTGAGCAGCTACTGCATGGCAACAAAGACTGGAAATCTTGGGAGCAGCCTCTCAAAGATATTCTTGCCAAGTACCAGATCAACACGCCCCAACGCATTGCAATGTTTATCGCCCAGTGTGGGCATGAAAGCCTGAACTTTACGGTACTAGAAGAAAATCTAAATTACTCTGCAAAGGGCTTAAATGCAGTATTCGGAAAATATTTTCAGAGGGCAGGGCGGGACGCAAATGCATTTCACCGCCAGCCAGAACGCATAGCTAACGTGGTCTATGCAGATCGCATGGGCAACAGCAATGCAGCGTCAGGTGATGGCTGGAAGTACCGTGGTCGCGGGGTCATACAATTAACTGGGGCGCATAACTATGCGATGTTCGCGGATGCAGTTGGAAAAAAACTGTCCCAAATAATTGAATATGTCAGCACCAAAGATGGCGCACTGGAAAGCGCCTGCTGGTTCTGGAATAGAAATGACCTTAATAGATATGCCGACAACGGCGACATTAAAAGCGCAACTAAACGAATTAACGGCGGCTATAACGGCCTGTCTGATCGGGAGCATCACTACCACCGCGCAATGTCTGTACTAGATGGCTCATACAAGCCCCAGACAGCCCCTGTGCTGCTCAAGGTTGGCTCTATAGGCCCAGAGGTCATAAAAGTGCAGGAGGCGCTTAATTTGGACGCTGACGGCGTATATGGCTTAATGACCAAAACGGCTGTCATGGATTGGCAGAAAAGAAATGACTTGACTGAAGACGGGATAGTTGGCCCTAAGACTTATGCTGCCCTGATCGGAGAATAAGATGTCACTGCAATTGCTGAAATACAACGCTGGCATCGTCAAAGATACCACAGAATATTCTGCTGGCAAAAACGGCCCATTTTATGTGGACAGTGACCTTGTTCGTTTTGTGAACGGATACCCAGAAAAAATTGGTGGATGGGAAAAAGATGTATTTTACGCATTAGATTCGGATGGAGAAACAACATCTACTGAAGCTACGCTGACTGGCGTTGGTCGAAAAATGGTTTTTTGGAGAGGTGTAGATGGTACAGATCGAATAGCTGTCGGAACACACAATCATCTCTACATAATTCAAAACAACGCAATTTATGACATTACGCCATTGCGAAAAACCACAAGCAATCTTTCTAATCCTTTGGTCGTGACCAATGGCAGCACAACCATTACTGTAACCGATAACTCTCATGGCGCTTCAGACGGTGATTGGGTTGTAATAAATTCTGCCACTGCCACAGGCGGCATATCTGCCGAAACAATCAACAGAATGGCAGGGTATCAAATAACCTATATTGATGCCAATTCTTATTCAATACAATCGCCCGATGCAGCAACAAGTGGAGCCACAGGCGGCGGTACGACAATAGACATAAAATATCTTATTGGTGCCGCAGAAGGATTAGGCACACAAAGTGCTGCTCCCGCTCTGGGTTGGGGCGTTGGTGGATGGGGTGAATCAACGTGGAACACGCCAAGAGCTTTATCTCTGTCTCAAGTCAATCTTGAAAACTCTTCATGGAGTTTAAATATTTGGGGCGAAGATTTAATTGCCAATGTCAGGGGTGGACGGATATATTATTGGGATACATCTGGCCTAATCACAGCACGGGCCGTCCTTGTGTCTAGCCTTGCAGGGGCGGCGTCTGTTCCTGCTGAAGTTCGGGCAACTGTTGTCAGCTTTCCTGACAGACATTTTATTGCTGCTGGAGCTAGTGCGTATGTTGCGGCAGATGGAAGTTCTGGAACATTAGACCCAATGTTGGTTCGCTGGTCTACGCAAGAGGATTTTACAAAATTTGCTCCAACAGCACTCAATACTGCTGGCGATCAAAGACTTGAAGTTGGAACCAAAATTGTTGCTTTGGTTAACACGCGAGAAGAAACTATAATAAGCACCGACGAGGCTATCTATGGCATGACATTCGTTGGTGACCCATTTATATTTTCGTTTAGATTGCTTGGCACTGGCACTAGCGCAATTGGCTTAAACTCTATGATTGCAATCGACGGCAATACATATTGGATGGGCAATAGATCGTTCTATATATACGATGGTGTAATTAACGAAATACCATGCCCATTAAAGCATTTTGTCTTTGATAGATTGCAGACATCATTTTTTGATAAAACTGTGGCTGGTCATAATGTCGAATTTAACGAAGTAACGTGGTTCTATGTCTCTGACCAAAATACAGCAGGGACAACTAATCCAGAGCCAGACAGTTATGTGACCTATAATTACAACGAAAAAGTATGGTCGATTGGATCAATGGACAGAACAGTGTGGAACGATGCATTCGGCTCCCGCGAAAAACCATTTGCATTTAGCCCTCAAGGCTTTTTGTACAACCATGAGACAGGGACAAGTAACGATGGCGCAGCTATGACTGCATTTATTGAGGCAGCGCCCCGTGAAATCACAGCAGAGGGCGAAAACCTTTACATGGTGGATCGGATTATTCCTGACGCAACGATGGGGGCCAATAGTACCGTCTCGCTATACATGAACACACGAAAATATCCCAACGCCAGCGAGACTGTAAAAGGGCCGTTTAATATTACGTCTACAACAGAAAAAATCAGCACTCGCGTCAAGGGTCGGCAAATTGCTTTGAAGTTTGAAAGCACAGGTACGCAAGACGAATGGCGGCTTGGTGACCTTCGGATCGACACAAAGATGGATGGATTACGATGACCCGCGCAGCACCCCTTGCAATCTTGCGATTGCCGTCACCTCCCCAGCAATATCAGCAGGGGTATATGGGAAGATTGGTAAACACTCTGGAGCTTGAAAAGCAGGCGACATATTTTGCAGCCTCGCAGGGCTTGCAGACAGCCGTTGATCAGGCTGAAGCTACAGCGTGGTTTATGGGCTAATGGCTAATAATTACAAAAATGCCAAGGTCGATTTAACAACGACAAATGTCACAACGCTGTATACTGCGCCCAGCGCAACCACCACTTTGATTAAATCAATCCTAGTGTCCGAAGACAGTGGGAATGCGGATACAATTACGGTTACAATTACAGACGTTGCCGCAGCCGTGTTTTCGCTATATAAGGTGAAGGCAGTGGCGGCGAACACAACTGTTGAACTTTTAACGGCCCCCTTGGTCGTACAAGAAGACGAAATAATTAAGGTCACAGCGGCCACGGCCAACAGGCTGCATGTTGTGGCTTCACTATTGGAGATAACCTGATGGCATTTAGTGGTGATTTTATGGATCAAGCCGTTGCTGCTGGACTATTAGCAAGCAACAATGGCGTTAAGTATGACGCAAATGGCATTGCTCTCACAGATGAGCGCGGAATTGCTCTCCCAGACCCATATGGAAATTTAGGTGTTTTGCCAGCAGCAGAGGACGGCATGGAGACAGTTGATGTTTATCAAATGCAGTCTCAGGTCGCGCCAGAACTTGCTGAAGGCTTGCGCCTTCAAGACGTTTACGGCACTGCCGCCATGCCAATGTATGAGTTTGTAAAGCCAGTCAAGACAGGCACCCGCACGTTCTCTACTGTGCCAGACTTTGGTGGTGTGACGTTTGACGGAGAAAAAGACCCGTTTGGAACTGGTAATAATACTGATTTTAATACGTCAAACCAGAAAGAAATTGCCAGAAGAATGCAACAAGCAGCGGCTGGCGAGTTGGGCAGTATGGTTGGCGGTAATATTGGGCGGCAGTATTTGTTTGGTGGTGAAGGCATCGCAGATAATTTTGGGAAGTCGGCAAGCGAAGGCTTGAAGTCATCTTTTAGTTTTAAAAGCAAAACTCCGACTTTTGAAGGATTTAGCCCAAAAGTTGGCGTTGGCTACGGTGCTGGTCGTTTTGCTGGAGGATTATTGGCAGGAGAAGATTTTAAAGATGCAGCGAAGGCTGGTGTTAAATCAGGCGTTGGCGCGGCAGTCGGAAGCGTATTTGGCCCTGCTGGAGCTTTTATCGGTGCAAGTTTATTGGGTCGTGTGATCTGCAACGAACTACAGCGGCAGGGCGTAATGAGCAGGCAGAACGTACTTTTGGACTATCGCTTCACCAGAGATTACCTGACACCACAACACGTCAATGGATATCACGTATGGGCCGTACACGTTGTGAAGCAAATGCGTAAAGGTAGAGGCGTCAAGCTCTGGCGTCACCTAGCCCAACACAGAGCCAACGAAATCGCCTATATCTACGGTAAGCGCGACAAGCCCGACTATCTGGGCAAGATTTATCGAAAAATTCTGGAACCAATCTGCTGGTCGGTTGGCTTCTTCTGCGAAAAAACTGACTGGTCTGTGCTATATAAAGCAAAGGAAACGTAATGCCTAATAAAGATATGATGAAAGCAGAAATGCCAGATATGCCAGATATGCGTGGCGCAAATATGCGAGAAGAAAGACGCCCACAAAGAGATATGAGTCAAGCATCGCCAGAAATCGCGGCTGCTCTTGTATCGCGTCTGGGTGGCATGTCTGAGCAAGAACTTGCAATGCTCGACAGTGTCATCACACCAGAAATAGCCTCAGTGCTTATGAAGCTGCTGCCAGAGCTTGCAGAGCTTATTGCGGCCATAGAGGGTGGCGCAGGCGGTGGGCAAGCCCCTATGCCCCGTCAGATGGCGGCTGAGGGGCAAATGGGCGCACTGGGCGGCATGGGCTAATGATGATCAGAGTGGCGACACCTCTGGATATATCCGCACTGTACGGAATGCTGCACGTCATGCACTCCGAAACAGTTCACGATGTGTCGCCTGTCCGATCTGACAAGATGGTTGCAGCAATCAGCCGTGCCATCCACGATGGCGTTGTTCTCGTCGCTGAAATAGACGGCAGAATTATTGGATCAATTGGTGGTGCTGAAATGACCGACTGGTGGAGCGACAAAAAGTATCTGGCTGATAAGTGGTTTTTCGTCTATCGACAGCATAGGAAATCCACCATCGCCACTCGACTGATTAAAAAGTTTATGAAAATCGGTCAGGAGGCTGGCGTCCCAGTTAAATTGGGCCACGTCTATTCTGGCGATATAGATCGCAAAGATAAATTTTACGAGCGGCTTGGCTTATGCAAAGTCGGTTCGTTATTTACGGAGGCTTAAATGGGCAGTTTCTGCACACCATCATATTCGGAGCTACCAAGCTCATCTGATACATATAGCGCAGATGAAGTTCCATCTTGGGTCTCCTCCGCTGGCCGATCATTATTTGAAAAAGCTGCCGAAATAGCAGCGTCTGACTATCCAACATATTCGGGTGATCGCATTGCGACATATGGCGATGATAACAGCAAGCTGACAGATCAGGAGCGCGAGGGCATGGAAATGCTTGGCACTCTTGATGATACCTTCCAGCCGTATTTGGATAAATACGAGGGCGTTGCTGACACGCTGGGCCAAGGCTATGACGCAGCAACACGCGAAGAGCTTTTGGGCGATCCGTTTAGCATGGACACAGCGCAGCCGTTTATGGACATTTATCAAGACGCCATGAACCCTGCCGTGCGTGAAATCGAAGAGCAAACCATTCGCGCTCAAAACGAGGCGAGAAGCCGCGCTGCAAGAGGCGGTGGTGCCTTCGGCTCACGTCTGGGCATTATGGAAGGCACAGCGGCAGGAGAAGGCGCAAAGGCCGCTGGAGACCTCAGAGCAAGGGCAGGCCGCGAGGGATTAGACTTTGCTGCTGGTCGCTTTGATACGGAACGTGCCAATCGGTTTAGCGCAGAAAACGCGCTCAGAAGTGCGTATGAAACCGAAGAAACGGCACGGGCTGGTCAAATGGATGCATATGGATCGGCTGGTACACTGGCGGCTGACTTGCAGGCGCAAACGGCGCAGGGTCTCATTACATCTGGCGAGGCCACGCGACTACTTGATCAACGGGCGCTTGATTTGGCTTACGCTGATTATCTTGATCAGCGGGATTATCCGCAAGAGCAGCTTAACTTTGCTCTGGGGGCATTGTCCCAAACGCCTTACAGCAAGGCGTCGAGAGGTTTCCAGACAGGCACACAGATGGCTGCTGATCCTTCGGTATACGGCCAGACACTTAGCGGTTTGGGCAGTCTGTACAGCGCGTATAAACTGATGAACCAAAAATAGGGACTAGAGCATGGCACTGGGCGCAAGCGACACTACTGAATTTGACAAAATGATGGGTGCATTGGGAATGCTTTCTGGCAGTAAGGCTGGAGCGCAGAAAGCCTTTGACGCAGCTAGCGCCATGTACGCCCCCGTTGAAGATGCCAATCCTTGGGAGGCTTCCCTGCGGTTCTTTTTGGAAATGGGCAAGCAGGCATCACAACCGGGTGCCACAGTGCTTGGCTCTGCCGTAGGCTCTGGCCTTGTGCCGCTTGACTACCTGACTGCCAAAAAGAAAGAGAAGCGCGACAGAAACCAGAAGGTGGCCTCCACGGCGTTCAGCCTTGCGCCATCGCTGAAGCCGAAGGCTGTTGCGGGTAGTGGAACAGCGGTTAAAGTTATAGACAAAGACGGCAAAGTCACATTTATGTCTACAGCAGAAGCTATAAAAACTGGGGCAACGCCGTATATTGCTCCACCCGCTGGAAGCAAAGAATCACTAGCAACAAAAAATTATACTGTGACGGCTGACGGCGGCATTACCATTGGAACAACTCTTATTCCTCAAGGTGACGTGGTGCAATTAACTGATACACAAAGAAGTATTTTTGGGCCAACTGATTTGGGGCCGTATGAAAAGGCTGGATCGGGTGACGGCACAAAGACACCTAAAGCATATGCTGTGACGGAACAAAATCTTAC